CATCACCCGTACTTATTATACCTTATTTCTCCCTGTTTTACGAGAAAAAGACCACCTTGCGGTGACCTTTTTCGACAGGCTGAAGGGTAGCGCATTAAGCGTTACCCTTGTTTTTTTATGTGCAGCAAAAAAGTGGGCAAGGTGGGGCTGATTAATGCAGCGCCACCTACATTATTATAAAGGCATGAGCAAATGGGATGATATCAAAACTGAATATATTACTACCGACATAGGCACAAGGCCGCTTGCCGAGAAACACAACGTTTCTTACAGCACATTGCGAAAACGTGCTGAGCGTGAAAAATGGGCGCAGAAGCGGACGCAGTATAGCGCGGCCAAGGGCGCAGACCGTATCAAAGCACAGCTGGAAATTGACTATCAGGAATATAAAAGCCTGTTAGAAGCTGCTGGGCTGCTGTCAAGCAAGCTATGCAGCGCTGTAGCACAGTTAACGGATGCGGATATTATCAAGGATAAACGCGGCCTGAAAAGCCTTACAGGCGCAATGAAAGACCTTGCGGAAATCCAGGGTGTTAAATCCGATGCCGATAAACGCGAGCAGGAAGCGCGCATTAAAAACCTTGAACGCCAGGCAGCAGGAGAAGCACAGCCTGAGCCGGTGCGCGTTATCATTGCCGGTGCCGATGATTTCTGCGGTAAATAACCATGCCTGAATACAAAATCGACTACCTAAGCCCTACACAACAGGAATTTTTAAAGGATAGGACGCATGTTGTGTTTTTCGGCGGCGCACGCGGCGGCGGCAAAAGCTTCGTCGTGCGCGTCTCGGCGGTGCTGTACTGCTTCAAGTTTCCGGGGATAACAGCAATGATCGTGCGTAAAACATACCCGGAATTGCAGGAAAACCACATAGTACCTCTGACACGCGATCTGCATTGCTATGATGCTGATAAATCACAGCGCATGGCAAGCTATAACGATCAGAAGAAGGCCATTACATTCCCGAACGGCAGTAGAATATTGTTTAGGTACTGCGATACCGACAAGGATGCAGAACGCTTTCAGGGCACAGAAACGGATATTCTGTTTTTGGACGAAGGTACCCACCAAACCGAAGAACGGTTTAGGAAGCTCTCGGCCTGCGTGCGTGGCGCGAATGATTTCCCACGGCGGATATATGTTACATGTAACCCCGGCGGTGTGGGTCACAGTTGGGTGAAACGGCTGGCGATAGACCGCGCCTATACCGATGGGGAGAACCCGGAGGACTATTCATTCATTCAAAGCAAGGTCACGGATAACAAGCCGCTGATGGATGCAGACCCCGACTATATAAAAAAGCTTGAAGCCCTGCCGCCTAAGCTGCGTAAGGCGTGGTTGGAGGGCGAATGGGATATATTCGACGGCGCATTCTTTGAAGATTTCAGAACGCGCCCGGATGCGCAACTGTGCGCAAAGGCAGGGATAACGCAGGAAGAAGCTATTGCACAGCGCAGATTTACGCATGTTATACCGGCGTTTGACCTGAACGAAGGCGCGGCGCGTGGCTGGACGATATACAGGTCATACGACTTCGGCTATAACAAGCCGTTTAGTTGCGCATGGTGGGCTATCGACTATGACGGCGTGCTGTATCGTGTTTTGGAACTGTACGGCTGCACAGATACGCCGAATGAAGGTGTCAAGTGGACACCCGACGAACAGTTTAAGCGCATCCGCGAGACGGAGCAGACGCACCCATGGCTTAAAGGGCGCAAGATACTTGGTGTTGCTGACCCGTCAATATGGGATGTGTCGCGCGGCGTGTCGGTCGCGGAGACCGCCGAGAAATACGGTGTGTACTTCGACCCCGGCGACAACAAGCGGCTTGCAGGCTGGATGCAATGCCATTACCGACTGCAATTTGACGATAACGGTTATCCGCGCATGTATGTGTTTGACAACTGCAAGGCGTTTATCCGTACTATACCGCTGCTGATGTACGATGAACACAAGCCCGAAGATTTGGACACGTCGATGGAAGACCACGTAGGCGATGAATGGCGTTATATGTGTATGGCAAGACCGATAAGCCCGATAATACCTCAAAAACCGAAAGTTATATTGTCAGACCCACTGAACCAATACAAAAAGGATGGATACAAAGCAAATGGATATCACTAAGGACACTATACGCGCAGACGGCAGCAAAGCGCCCGAGCTTGGCAGCGTTGAAACTGCGGCGCAGATGCTTGGCATAAAACCCATTGGGGAACAGCAGATACAGGATTTGATGCAGATACTAAACAAATATCGCGCCGGGAAGAAGTCGGTCGATAGCCGTATCATCGCATCGGAAAACTGGTGGAAGCTGCGAAACGATGTTGAAGAAGACAAGGACGGCCACGCAAAGCCGGGCTTTCGTAGCAAAAGCGGCTGGCTGCATAACGTAATCACCAACAAACACGCCGACGCAATGGACGCCTACCCTGAGCCTAACATACTGCCGAGGGAGCAGGGAGATAAGGTGGAGGCGGCTATGCTGTCTAAAATAATCCCTGTTGTGCTGGAAAAGAACCAGTTTGAGACTACCTATAGCAAAGTCATGTGGTCAAAGCTAAAGACCGGCACAGGCGTGTACAAGGTCATATGGGATAAGAACAAAATGAACGGCTTGGGCGATATCGATGTGCGCAAGTGCAACATCCTTAATCTATTCTGGGAGCCGGGAGTCGAGGATATACAGCAGTCAAAGTATTTCTTTGAGGTCGATTTTCAGGACGAAACCGAAGTCCGAGCCATGTTCCCGGCTGAGCTGCCGGAGGGCAAGAATATACCGCATGATTTTATAACCAGCAAATACAGATACGATGACCATGTAGACACTACGGACAAAGTGCCTGTTATCAGTGCGTACTATCACAAAAACGGTGTGCTGCACTACATACTGTTTGTTCCGGGCACGGTGCTTTATGCGACGGAAAATGACCCTGACCGTGCAATGACCGGCTGGTATGACCACAGCAAATACCCGTATGTGTTTGACACGCTGTTTCCCATTGAAGGCAGCCCGTGCGGATACGGCTATGTAGACCTGTGCAAAGCGCCGCAGACTGAAATTGACCTGATGAAAACGGCGTATGTGGAAAATGCAATGGTCGGCGCAAAACCCAGGTACTTTAAGAAAGCCAACTGCGGCGTTAACGTTGAACAGTTTACGAACCTGAATGAAACCATCATAAACGTCGAAGGCAGCTTAAACGACGATAACCTAAAGCCTGTTACGCACGATAACCTTGACGGCAACTATATCAGCATGCTGCAGCTTAGCATCAACGAATTGCGCGAAACCAGCGGCAACACAGAAACCGCAACAGGCACGACAAGCAGCGGAGTAACGGCTGCAAGCGCAATAGCAGCATTGCAGGAAGCCAGCGGCAAAGGCAGCAGAGACAGCACCAAGGCAAGCTACAGGGCATACAGCGAATTAAACTATCTTGTCATAGAGCTGATAAGGCAGTTTTACGATGCGCCGCGCCAGTTCCGCATTCTGGGCGACGGCGGCGAGGAATTGTTCTTAAGCTATTCCAACGAGCACATAAAGCCGCAGACACAGATGTTTGCCGGATACGATATCGGGCAGCGTGTGCCGGAGTTTGATATCAATGTCGTTCCGCAGAAGCGCACGGCATACACCAAGATGTCAAATAATGAATTGGCTTTGCAGTTTTATAACCTTGGCTTTTTCAATCCGCAGCAGACAGACCAGGCGCTTGCATGCCTTACGATGATGGATTTTGACAGCATCGACGATGTCCGCAAAACCATCAAGCAAAACGGCACCCTGTTTGACCGATTTAACACGGTGCTGCAAGTCGCGGCACTGCTTGCGGCCAAATGCGGTGATGCGCAGTCGCTTGCGCAGATACAGGCTATAGCACAGCAGGCCAACGTGCAGATCAGCACACCGCAGGCGAATATACAGCTTGCAGAAGACCCGGCAAAGCGCGAACATGCGCAGGTGTCTAACGCCCGGGCAAAGACGCGCGAGGCGGCAATGCCCGATGGAGGACATGCAACGACATGATAAATGTATGCGTAAACAGCACCGGCAGCACGTTTGAATTAAAAATCGAAGGGCATGCGCAGTCTGCGCCCAAAGGCGAGGATTTGATATGCGCGGCTGCGACAATCCTTGTGCGCACGGCAGCGGCTATTTTGCAGGAAAGTTCCAAAGATATCACGGAAATTGATATATCCGACGGCAAAGCGCGAATAAAGCTGACTGAATATGACCCTGTGGCGGTCGTTGAAATGTCGGTAATAGTCAAGGGCTTTGTGTTGCTGATGCAGGAATACCCGGAATACATAAAAATTTTCACAGAAACTAAAAAAAGTGCGCAAGGTGGGGCTGAAAGCAAAGCATAAGTAAATGCTATGCTGAAAACGTGGGTTGCATGAGACAGCAAGTTCACCTCCTTTAAGATGTCGCCCTGGCAGGCGGCGGCTGTAATAGTCTGCTACATCTCCTTTCTTACGGGCGGAGTCCCCCCTTCTCCGCCCCTTTTGTATATCGCCTTAGTTTAACGGTAAAACGCTCGGATAGATAGAGATGCAGGTTCGAGCCCTGCAGGCGGTACGACGGGCTCGCCCACCTACGGGCAAATAAATAGGAGGCATGTAAATGCACAACAAATTCAGTTGGTTGCAGCTATTCGCGGACGGTACCGGCGATGGCGGTGCAGCCACTTCGGGCGAAACATCTGCCGCCGCCGGGCAGAACACGGGCGTTAATGTGTCTGTTGCCGCCGAACAGACAGCACCGAAAACCACGGCTGACAGGCTCGCAGAGCTTGGAGTGCCTAAGGAAAAACTCGGACGGGCGAAATATGGCAAGGCTGTTAATCAGCCTAAAGCCGATGCGCAGGCCGCCGCTGCGCCAAAGGAAGCCATAGAGGCAGCAGAGACTAAAGATACAGCAAAGCGGCTTACATGGGATGAAATCATGGCAGACCCCGACTATAACCGGGAGATGCAGAAAGTAGTCTCGTCGGCAAAGACAAAGTACAAGGCGGACGCCGAGGGGCTTGAGAAGCTTGCTCCGGCGCTGCAGCTGCTATCCAAAAAGTACGGCGTAGACTCGGGAGATTATGACGCAATCGCAAAAGCGGTCGCGGATGATGACGAGTATTACGAAGACCGTGCGATGGAATTGGGTGTATCGACCGAGGTAGCAAAGCAGCTCGAGCGCTCCGAGGCTGTGGCAAGAGCAGCAGAAGCGCAGAAACAGCAGTTTATCAACGAGCAGAAGCTTATGGAGCATCTGAGCAAGATGAACGCGCAGGCCGTTGAGCTTCAGAAGAAATACCCCAACTTTGATTTGCGGAAAGAGCTGGACAACCCTACATTCCGACGCTTGACCGCGCCCGACCTGATGTTTTCCCTCGAAGATGCATATGAGCTTGTGCATCGTGATGAAATAAAGGAAAGCATACGGCAGGCAGCGCTGAAAGCATCGGTGCAGCAGGTGTCAAATGCTGTGCAGTCGAATAGATCGCGCCCGAGTGAGGGCGGCGTTCCCAAGTCCTCTAACGCTTCCATTCAGACGTTTGATTACAGAAACGCCACGAGGGAACAGAGAGAGGCGTTGAAAGCCCGGATTAGATCGGGTGAAAAGATATATCCCGGGCAGTTTTAAGCCTTGAGCGTTTCCGCGTGGCCTATGACCATGAAAGGAAACGATATGATCAATTTTAATTGGATTCAGATTTTTGCAGATGCAGGCACCGTTGTTAACACCCTTGTAAGCAACGGCACCTCCAACTACACCAACGCATACACCGGCGAGGCCGTCGCGGCCAGCCCTGCCACTAACACGATGGCACCCGAACTTAAGACGTTCTATGACACTGAGCTGCTCGAAAATGCCAGAGTTGAGATGTTCTATGCGCAGTTTGGCCGCAAGCAGAGACTGCCCAAGAACGGCGGCACCACTGTTGAATGGCGTAAGTTTAACACCTTTGCAAAGGCGACTGAGCTTAAGGAAGGCGTTATCCCCACCGGTCAGCAGTTTGGTGCAACCAAGCTGACGGCATCTATCACGCAGTACGGCACTTACACCTCTATCACCGATAAGCTCGAGATGCGCGCATATGACGATGTCATTCTTGCAGCGACCGAGGAAATGGGCGCATCCGCTGCGGCTACTCAGGAAACCCTTATCCGTGATGCGCTGCTTGTCGGCACTAACGTAATGTACTGCGATAACGTCACCGAGGACGGCACTAAAGTTTCTACTCCTACTTCCCCGGCAACCATGGGCGCAGGCGGCACTACTTCCAGCGGAGGCAGCTCGACTCCTGACGGCTGGGCACTACTTACCCCCACCATGGTAAACAAGGCCGTTACCAAGCTCAAGAAAGACCGTGTGCCCAAGATAAACGGCAAATACTATGCTGTTATCCATCCCTCTGTTGCGTATGACCTGCGCCAGAGCAAGGAATGGATTGAAGTGCATAAGTATGCAGCTACCTCCGAGATCTTCAACGGTGAGATCGGCGAGCTGCACGGCTGCCGCTTCATTGAGGATACCTATGCACCTATTCTCGGCGCGAGCTACAAGTATTCCGGCAGCACCACCTACAAGAATAAGTCCGACGGCGTTACTTATGCGACTTACTTCTTCGGCAAGGACGGCTTTGGCATTATTGACCCCGAGGGCGGCGGCCTTGAGATGATCGCTCATGACAAGGACGAAATCGGCGGTCCTCTTAACCAGTTCAGCACCATCGGTTACAAGTTTGAGACCAACGGCGCAACTATCCTTTACCCTGAGCGCGTACTCCGCGTGATGTCCGTCAGCTCGTATTCCGCGACTGACGAGGAAAACAAGTAATTATCCCGGGAGGGGCGGAACACTCTGCCCCTCCGCCTGAGAGGAGCGAAATATGGCTAAAAAAACAGAAGATGAAAGAGTTGAAATGTTTATACCGAGAGGCGACAGAAACAGTGACCCCGATCTGTTTGTATCGATAAACGGAAAAAACTATCTGCTGCCCAAAGGCAAAACAAGCCTTGTCCCGAAAGAAGTCGCGGACGAGATCGAGCGCTCCAACTACGCTCAGCGCATGCTCGACGAGCACATCGACGAGATGAAGTTTGCCGCGCACTAATTAATATCAAAAATAACAGCCGCCTCATGGCGGCTATTTTAATAGGAGAACAATATGACAATTGCAGAAGCAATAGACATTACCGATAAGCTTACGCCTAACGCATACGATGAAACCGAAAAGGTACGATGGCTGCTGACTATTGACCAGATGGTGTATACAGACTTGATAGCCACGCACGAGGGCGCGGAGAGGTTTGAAAAGCCTGAGTATGCAGCAGAGGACATAGCAACTGACTTGCTGGTTCCTGAGCCGTATGCAGAGGATATCTATGTTAATTACCTACAGGCCAAAATAGCGCAGCAGAACGGCGAGGATGCCAAGTACAACAAAGCCGTTCTGTTTTACAACGACGGTTACACGCGATTTGCGCAGGCATATGACGCGGCGCACAGGCCACTGCCGAAACTGACGCATTTCAGATTTTAGGAGGACAGCATGCCGACATATATAACTATACCCGAAAGCAGCACGGTTGAAACAGTCGTTGATACCTTCGGCGGCTATAACCACAACTACAAAATAGGCGACGGAGAGTTTTATGATATGAAAAATCTCACGTCGGACTATTACCCGCTCATGGGCAACAGGGCGGCACGAAGTCTCATTCAGAGCGGCGTGTTTGCGTACATAGGTGGAATGACTGTAGACAGTAATGGAGATTTGTATGTTATCGGGAACAAGTCCGGCGGCCAATATAGCTCAGAGAGACTTTATAAAATATACAAAAGCGATCCGGCAGAAGAGCCGGATTACAGTAATCTCGAAGATATGACGGCTATCACATATGATGATTATGCGGATCTGGGAAAACTCTTATTCTCCGACAAAGTGCAATTACTTTTTTTTAACGATGATTTAGTTATATTCCCAACAGGTATTAAAGTGAAAACAAAGAAAAATGCCGATGGCTATTATTATTCACACCACCTTTCAATGTACAGCCAGGTTGTTATGACTTCTGCCCCATTGCCTTATGTCAAGATAAGCCCGTGCGATTCGGACGGCAAAATTATAACTTCCGGGACAAGTACATATGTGCGTATAACCATTGCTACGAATGGCAATGACATTTATTCATCATATACGTTTCCGGCCGGTGATGCGGTAAGAATATCCACAACTATAAATAACAAAGAAGACACGATCGGCATAGAGGGGACACACATAATAGTTAAGTCGTGGGGTGAAGGAAATAACACTGAGCATGTTATAGCCGGTACGATAAGCGCAACTCAAACCATTGATTCAAGTGGCAGTATGTTTTTTATGAGCAGGGATGTCCCTGATATGGATTTTGTCATACAAGCGCAAAATCGTTTGTGGGGCTGCCACTATAGAAAGTCTGATAGCGCAAACATGAAAGGAATAAATGAGATATATGCTTGCAAGCTGGGTGATGCAACTAACTGGAATGTGTTTCAGGGCATATCCACAGATAGCTATAAAGCATCGTGCGGCACACCGGGCGAGTTTACAGGCGCTGCGAATGTTAACGGATATCCGATATTTTTCAAAGAAAACTGCTTCCACAAGGTCTTTGTATCGTCAACAGGAGCGCATCAGATACAGGATAAAGTGATAGACGGCGTGCAGGACGGTTGCAGTGGCTCAGTCGCAATGGTCGGGAATGTTTGCTATTACAAATCTCGTAACGGCGTTGTGGCATTTGACGGTTCTACAACATATTCTACAGGGGACAACCTTGGAGATGAGCGTTACACAGATGCTGTCGGCGGCAGTGCTAACGGCAAATACTATATCTCAATGAAGAATTCAAGCGGACAGTGGGCGATGTTTGCTTACGACGCTGCAAAGGGATTGTGGCATAAAGAGGGCGAAAGTCACGCAGTGCAATTTTGCTCAGTGAACGGAGATACTTTATACGTAACGCAGGAGAGCACTGATAGCTATGATATACATCTTATAAGCGATTACAACAAAACGAGCGCACAAGAGAGCGTACCGGAGTGGGAAGCTGTCACGGGTCTGCAAGGCTACAGTTATACAGGGCAAAAGTATATCAGCCGTTTCAACTTGCGTATGATGCTGCCGAAAGGCTCATACATGGACATCTATATTGAGTACGATTCAAGCGGAAAGTGGGAGCATCAAGGGCACATCAAGGGAACCGGCACAACTTCTTTCATGATCCCCGTAAGACCGAGACGATGTGACCATTTCAGAATAAAGCTCACCGGCAGCGGGGAGGTTAGACTTTACAGCATGAGCAAATTGTTTGAGGGAGGTACAGACATTCGATGAATATTATTCCACCGCAATCACCTTTATTTAAAGGAACGCAGGAAGAAAACATTGCCGCAATGCAGAGATATCTGCTGGAATTATCGGATAACCTGCCGTATTTGCTTAACGACAGCATTGCGCTTGATGATGTTTTAAGCGCAAGCAGCAAAAATCCTGTTCAGAACAAGGTTATCAAAGCAGCATTAGATGACAAGCTCAATAAGTCTGACGTTGAAGAAAATCTGGACGGAAGCAGCAAAAATCCCGTGCAGAACAAAACCGTTACTGCCCAGCTTCAATCGAAATTTAATAAGTACGGTGGTGAGATAAACGGGGATGTTCGCTTGACAAACGTTAGCAGAATGAACACGGCGGCTAAAAAAATAGCGGTTTTCAGCGACAGCAACATTATAGAATATAGATCTGCCTCAGAGCTGGCGGCTGATCTTGGAATTGGTGACGATCCCAGCAGCAGCATAGCAGACTTAGTATATCCAGTGGGCAGCATCTATATGAGCGTTAACAGCACTGATCCAGCTCAGCTATTTGGCGGCAGTTGGACGCAGATTCAGGATAGGTTCTTGCTTGGAGCCGGTACTTCCTATACTAATGGCAGAATAGGCGGTGCTGCTACATGTCAGCTAACTGCTGCTAATTTGCCAAGCCATACCCACCCCCAATACGTTGCGACAAGCGGCGGCAGCATATCGGCCAACTTGGACTATGCAAGCTATTCAACCAGCGCTAAAACAGCTGCCCAAGGCATTCCGACAGGTGCTACAGGCAGCGGAACGGCATTTAATATTTTACCGCCCTATTTAGTGGTCTATATGTGGAAACGCACAGCATAGCACTTTGCAACTAAAGATTAGATAAAGGAAGGCATAAATATGGCAATTAAAAAAACGACATATGATAGGGATACCGATTATCAGAAAAAAATAAACGATGCTGTTGCCGCTGGCAACTATACGGCAGCAGCAAAATATGAGCAGGCGCGAAACGCGAAAATTCAAGGTGAAGCGCTTAATTATGCCCAGACCAACAATTATTCTTCGTACCTTCCCAAAGAATACAACGGTGTTGAATACGATAGCGGCACGGATTATATGAAGAAGATATATCAGGCATTTGGTAAAGGCGATTATACCGCAGCGTCTCAATACGAGCAGCAGCGCAATGCCAAAATAGACGGTGATGGGCTTCCAAACGCTAAGACCAATTACACCTATACTCCGCAGTATGATACACAGATAAATGAGCTTTTCAACAAACTCCTCAACAGAGAAAGCTTCAGCTACGACACCGAGACAGACCCTTTGTATAAGCTGTACAGGGAACAGTACATTAATCAGGGCAGACTTGCCATGCAGGACACAATGGGTCAGGCGGCAGCTCTTACGGGCGGCTACGGTTCAAGCTACAGTCAGGCAGTCGGTCAGCAACAGTATGACGCGTATTTGCAGAAGCTAAACGGCGTTGTGCCGGAGCTTTACCAGCTGGCATATTCGCGGTATCAGGATGAGGGCGACGAGCTTAAAGATCAGTATAACATGTACATGGCAAAGGATGCACAGGACTATGATAGAGCACAGATAAATTATGCACAGCTACAGTCTCAAATGAATTCGGCGGCAGATCAGGTCAAAGCAATACTTGAGGTCGGTGGCTCGCCTTCTGCCGATCTCGTTTTGCGTTCCGGATTGAGCGATGAGTATGTGCAGACACTTAAAAACTATTACGCACAGCTTGCGGCTCAGGCGGCGGCGCAGAGTGCAAGCGGCAGGAGCGGCGGAGGGGGGAGCAGCAAAAAAAGCTCATCCAGCACTTTTAGCGAGACCGGAGTTGACGATGCTACATATCGCGGCCTGAGAGACACGCTCTACTACGGCAAACAGGCAAACGGTACGACATGGGCGCAAAACCAACTTGTTGAAATGATCAGCGAGGGCAAAATCAGCAAAAAACAGGCCGATACTCTGGCAGCTTATGTTGGTTTGAAAATGTAATGAAGTACGAGAGGTGCTAAATGGCTTCAAATAGCATAAAAAAATATATTGCGAAACTGAAAGCTAATGAAAACTGGGTTGGTGACAATGCAAGCAGCGAAAAAAGCAAGAGCACCAATTCAGATTGGCGCAGTGAGTATATTGCAAGAATAAAAAGCGGTGCGGCAGCAAAAACCTATGATGATGAGCAGAAGTCAAAAGCACTTTTGCGCAACAATCCCGGATATGTATATAGCAAAGTATACGGCGATGGAACGAAAGGCAAAGCTGCGGCTTCGAAAATTGAAACCGGCAAGGGCAACGGCTATATCAGCGTGTGGGATGGCGATGCAGTTAAGCGCAACAATCCCGGATACGCATATCTGCAACAGGCCGGAGGCGGTGAAAAGCTCACCAAAGGCAGCGACGCGATATCGGCAGGCGATATTGAGTGGTATAAAAAGATACTCAGAGGCATTGACGTAGGCCTAACCGATTTCAGCAAAAGCTTGGTTTCCACTGCTGATGTTGTTACCAGCCTCGGTGACGAGGACGGAGGCCCTTTGCAAGAGCTTTGGTATATGTTTGGCGGCGACCGCATAGCAGAGGCTGCAGGGGATAATGCATTAGGAATTAAAGGCTTGAATTTTAAAGATAACCCTATCAAAGCCTTTAATAAACTCGGTGAGAAAGAAATAGAATACCGCCAAAAGCGCGACGCTGCGTATGCAGATAACCCCCTTTATAAGTACAGCACGGCGACCTCCGAAGCGGCGGCAATGATGGCGTCAACTCTTATGGGCGGCGGTCTTGCAACTGCTGTCGACACTGCCGCGCTTGCTAATGCTGCGCGGATTGGGCAGGCTGCCTCAAAACTCAGCCAGACCGGAGCTATAGCTCAGAACGCGATAAAGCAGTTTGCGACGCGCCCGGATGCGCAAGTTATATTTGGCTCGTCATTTGGTTCAAGCTATGACGAGGCTAAACAAGACGGTGCGGATGACTTGCAGGCGCTTGTTTATGCTGCGCTGAATGGCGCAGGAAATGCGGTTACTGAACTTGGCGGCGTCTCCGAACTTGGCGGCTTGCAGAAGTTGCCCGAATGGGTGAAAAAAGCTGTTAATAAGGGCGACAAAAGTCTGCTTCTCAACTACGCTAAGAGCATCGGGGAAGAAGCAAGCGAGGAAATCATACAGGGCATTTTGGGCAGAGGATTAAAGAGTATATACTCTGACGTGCCGCTGTATGACGCAAACGATGAAAACTCTATAATCAATCCAAAGGCGGCGCTTGAGGAAGCTACCGGCGCGGCGGTCGTTTCGACTTTGCTCGGTCTCCCTACAACCGGCATAAATGCGGCATACAGAGCAAAGCAGCGCGGAGAAACCGGGCAAAGATTATACGGCAATTCTCAGCGAGAGTTAGTTGACGAAGGACTGGAAAGCGAACGAGGCACTAAAAGCTATGAGCTTGCAAGGAAATACGACGAAAAACTAAATAACGGCAAACAGCTTAGCGGCAACGAGCTTTATAGGCTTGCACAAGCTAACGAGAAAGCGCAGGTAAATGAGGGTACTGCTGTTCAGTCGGCGCCGGAAACACAACTCAATAAGGAAAGCCCGGCGTTGCCGCATGCTGCGCTGAACAGAGAACAGCAGTTATCCGAGTTGAGGAATTATGTTGCTCAACGCTCGGAGATGTCCGCGCCTGTTAACACAAACGTTTCAAATAATGAAGCTGTAAGCAAGAGCATAAACAATGTTGCGGCAAAGATAGATGCAACGCCTGAGTTTGTGAGCAGAGTGTACAATTTAAATCCCGTCGAGTCTCCCGAGGCGTTTGAAATGGCGTTTGATGCTGTGTATCAGATGGGGCAGCAGGGCGCGAACAAAGAGTCGCTCACCAAAGTGCCCGTTCTGAACCGCGCACAGGCGGAGATAGCCTATAACATGGGTGCATCTACAACTCAGGCGGCGGTTGACAATGCGGCGGCGCAGGGTGATAATGTAAGCACACAGGTAAACAACCAGATAAACACACAGGAGGTAAACAATAATGGAGTACGTCTACGCGACAGCGGCCAACGGCTTAACGGTCAGAATACCGAAGGACAAATACCCTCAGTGGAAAGAGGCACAGTCGAAGCTTACGCCGGAACAGATAGCGGCAGACAAAGCGGTTATAGCGCAGCTCAAGGCAAAACTGAGCAAAAAGTAGTCTATAACGGCGTAGAGCAGGAAAACGTCTACTACTCCGGCGAGGACACCGAGAGCATGAAAAAAGGCCGTGAGCTTGCAAAAAGCTACGGCTATAACGTCACATATTTCGAGGGCGGCAATATCAAGGACAGCGGCGGCGAGTTCAGAGGCATGGTCGATACCGAGAGCAAAACCGTTATGGTGCGTTCAGACCATCCCGACATATCCGCAGAGCAGATAATGCGCCACGAGATGGGGCACGCGGCAATCGCACAGGGCGATATAAGCCTTGACGAGCTGCGCAGCGCTATGCTTTCAGACCTCTCGGAGAAAGAGCTTAACAGCGCTGTTGAGGTCTACAGACACGCATACGGCGACACGATAAGCGAGGCCGAGGCGTTCGAGGAAATGTGCTGTGACGCGCTGGGCAAGATAAACATCTTTGCCGGAACGGAGCACGACAGCGCAAACTACGGCAAGGTACAGGAGAGCTTCCGCAAGCACACCGCCGAGACTGCGAACAAAGGCAGAGCACCGCCGAAGAGCGGGGTTATGTTCTCGCGGCAAGCAGAAGATAAGTATTTTGCCAGACAGATAGACCAGTGGGACGGCAAAGACCATGGCGGTGCATTCAGAGTCGGCGGAATTTCTGAACCGCTGTTGAAAGTAGGAATACCAAATACAGATATTTGGTTCGACCAAAGCAAGGCGGCAAAACAGCTTCTTGAAAAAGGCGAAATCACGAAATCTGTTATTAAACAAATACCTGAGATTTTGCAGCACCCTATTGCAATATCAGAATCATATGACAATACAGTTATGGTTTTTGGTCAGGTATTTGATGCGAATGGTAACCCTATAGTAGTTGCATTGCGCGTTAATTCTACAAAGAGGCGTAACAGCATTACGCTTGTTAACAAAATAAGAAGTGTGGGCTCACGCTCTCACAATTTAGATAAACTTTTAAACGACAGCAATATCCTTTACCTCGGAGAGAATAAAAAAGAAACCAAAGCATGGTTCAATGCCTTAGGGCGCTCTACGCCGTTCGGGGGAACCAAGTTTGGTCTCATCCGTAGTGTATCATTTGCTGATGCCGCTGTCAAGAAATTTTCCATGGAAGCGCCGATAGAGCAGAAGAAAAATCTTATCGCGCTGCACAATCTTGACGAGACAAAGCTTCTGAAAACGCTCAAACTCGGCGGTTTTCCGATGCCGAGTATCGCAATAACAAAAAGCGATATACCGCACACGAATTTCGGCAATATCACCGTCGTTTTCGGCAAGGAAACAGTTGACCCGAAGTTTGACAGGCGCAACACCGTTTACTCAGCAGATGCATGGACTCCGCTTTTCCCGCGCATGGAATACGAGGCAAACGAAAAGGCGGCTCAGAGAATACGACGCAAATATTACGAGCTTGAGAAAAAACATGGTCATGATTTTGTGAGTCCGTTATATGAGTCTGCCAATTACCTTGATGACACACTCACGAAATACGGCGGCGTGGAGGGGCTAATAGATAAATTTGCCGATGACACGCGGATGATGCAGATATACCTTGCTGACACCGGCAGAACGCCTGTTGAATCGGTGAAAACCGAAACGATAACGCGGCTTACGGATAATCAGATCGAGGTATATGATGCGCTGATAAACACGCTCGGCGCGGATGTTCTCAACGACATGGCTGCAAAACATAATGAAGCTCCATTCGCTGCGCGAAAGGCATGGTTTGCAAAGCACGGAGATGCGCTTAAAGCGGCGTTCGAGCAGTATTACACCAAAGACGGAATTGATGCGAAAACGGCAAAATCCGTAGTTGATGCAATGAAACCGGCAGAGCTTATCAAGGAAGCAACCAATGCGCGTAAATATCTCAAGGATGGTGCTGAGACCCGAAAAACCGAAGTCGATATTGACGCGACAAACATTGCTATAAGAAAAGCCGTTGACAGCGGCGAATATATTAAGTGGCTCAATGACCTGTACGGCGACGCAGTAAAGGACAGCGGTTTTTATAACAACAAAGATTATTACACTTCAAGCGGAAATAGACGAAGCTTCAAGGCTACGCATTATCCGAATACACTTGACGGCATAGTAAAGGCAATGGCTTCGCAGGGCGACGGAAACTCACGAAACGTTATGGGCTTCCACGGCGTTAAAAGTCTGCGTGCAGGTACTGCCGAGCGCTTCAAGAGCGTCGAAGATATGCACAAGCTTGAAGGACGCCTGAAGCACCTGACAGCGGAGGAAGCAAGCCAAATATCCGATGCGCTTGACAGCAGGCTTTCCGAGCTCATGCACGACATTTATAACCTCGTTCCCCACAGCGGCTACAGTAACGAGCTTATGGAATTGGACTCTATAGGCGAAGTGTTTATGGAGGCAACGGAGCTTAAATATGTTAGCCCCGCGAACGTGAAAGCGCTTTTCAAGAAGTATAACTATCCGCTTACCGATAAAATGGCGAGCGATATAGTTGCGCTGCTGTTTGACGTTAATAATATGCCGGTCAACATCTTCGAGGCAAAGCCTGAACGCGTGGTCGGCTTCGACGAGATACGCAAGGTCATTATCCCCGACACATCGTCGGATACGCTGCGCAAGGCACTTAAAGAAGCAGGAATAAATGCCGTCGAAGAATACAGAGCCGGAGACGATGCAGCCCGAATGAAGATCGCAAATGACGTGCCGGATGCGCATTTTTCCCGAGAGCCGGAGAGCATTACCGAGCTGCGGCGGCAGAATGAAACCATGCTTGCTCAGGCGACAAACGAGGACGCAGCAAACGAGAACGAGCGCGGCCTTATAAAGGACTATAAGCGCCAGTATGACAAGGTCAGCGGCATTGCCGAAAAGCTCGACGCGGCGCGTCAGGAAGTGTTGACGGCAGAGAGCAGCGGTGACAAAAACGCCATAGCGACAGCCCGAAATCGTTTTACCCTGCTTAGCAGAAAGTATGCAGAGGAACACAGAAAACTCAGCGATTATGTCAATATCAAGGCTTTGGACAATGTCCTTACGAGGGTAAAGGATAGAACGGCAGAAAATTCGCTGCCCGAAGGCATGGGCGCGGCTTCGGCAGAGTTCACGGGCGAGGAAACAAGAGGCGAGCGCTGGGTAACTGAGGCTCAGGGCAAGGGCAACAACGCGCTGCATCCGATAAGCCGAGAGCAGGAAGCAAACCTTGCCGAGCAGCAGCACAGAGCGCCGCAGGAGATACCCAAGGAAGATCTGAACGGCAAGCTCACGAGCAAGCATGTTTCCACACTCGCAAACAGCGGCGTTACCCCGGCAGAGTTTTCCGACGCACTACGCGAGGACGCGGCACAGGGCAAATTCTCACACATAGCCTATTCCGACGAGGCAGCGCTCAAAAAAGCCGAGATCACGATAGAGGCTAACGGCTGGGAACAGGCGCTTGCCGATTACAAGGCACAGATAAATGCCGGTAAGGTATCGAAGGACAATACCGTTATGGGTATTGCTCTGTACAATAACGCCGTCAACAGCGGAGATTATGCAACCGCGCTGGATATTGCTTCACTTATGGTGAAAAACTCGACGAATACGGCGCAGTCTTTGCAGGCGATGCGCATACTCAACAAGCTCTCTCCCGAATGCAAACTGTATCTTGCCGCAAAGTCCGTTGAGACTATAGAGGAAGACCTTAACGAGAAATACAAGGACAACAAAGCGGATATACACGTTGACAAGGTGCTGTATGACGAGTACGGTAAAGCACTCAGAAGCGGCGACGAGGATGGCATAAAGACCGCATGGGCGAAAATCGAGCAGAGCGTAGCACAGCAGATAGACGCGACATGGTATGAAAAGCTCAACAATTTCAGATACCTCGCAATGCTGGGCAATCCTCGTACACATGTCAGAAACATCGTGGGCAACGCATTTTTCGTGCCGGTCAGGGCAGTCAAAAACACCATAGCATACGGCCTTGAAAATGTCGCCGACAGCAAAGTGAACGGAGGCATAGAGCGCAGCAAAGCCATGCTCAACCGCAATAACGCAAATGACGTGGCACTTATAAAGTATGCAATGACCGATTATGAAGCGATGCAGGAGACTATACTCTCGGGCGGCAAGTATGTCGATACATTCCAGGGCATAGACAAGAAAAGGACGATTTACAAAACCAAAATCCTTGAGGCGGCACGCAAGGGCAATTCAAACCTGCTTGACGCGGAGGACGCACGGTTTTGTAAACCTGCATACGCCAACGCGCTCGCGAAATGGTACAAGGCAAACGGCATAACCGCCGAACAGCTCAACACCGGCAAGGTACCCGAAAGCACGATAATAAAAGCTCAGACCGTTGCGGTAAAGGAAGCCCAGAAAGCGACTTACCGCGACACAAACAGATTTTCGGCAATGGTCAGCAGGCTCGGCAAGGTCGATAACAAGATCGCTTCCGCGCTGATAGAGGGTGTTTTGCCGTTCAAAAAAACACCGGCAAACATACTCGTGAGAGCGGTGGAATACTCGCCCGTAGGGCTTATAAAGTCGCTCGCCGTTGACACGAAGAAAGTCAAGGCGTATGTAAACGGCGATGTAGAAAACGGAATGTCACCGGCACAGTTTATCGACGACGTTTCAGCCGGGCTGACTGGCACTGCGCTTGTTGGATTGGGTATTCTTCTGGCATCGTGGGGATTATTCAGCGGCAGTCCCGGAGACGACGATAAACAAAACAAGTTTGACGAGCTGGGCGGAAGTCAAAACTATGCGCTTAACATAGGCGGTCTAAGCATCACGCTTGACTGGCTCGCGCCGGAAAGCATGCCGCTATTCGTGGGCGTTGAACTGTATAATTCGCTCAGCGGCAAAAGCGAGGATAACGGCTTTGTTCAGAACCTTATGAGTTCCGTCATGAGCCTCAGCACGCCGATGTTTGAAATGTCAATGCTTCAAAGCGTCAACGATCTGTTTGATAACCTTGCCTACATAAAGCAAGGACAGGGTTCGTTCAAAATCGTAACGAGCATGGCGACAAACTACATATCACAGTATTTCCCGACGCTGTTCGGGCAGGCCGAAAGAGCGTTTGGAGAAAATCAGCGAGAAACAACGTATATTGACCGCAACAGCAATGTCGGCTCTGAGCTGCAATATATGTGGGGCAAGATCGCCAACAAGATACCGCTTTATGATTTCAGCCAGATACCGTACATTGACGCATGGGGACGTACAGAGGAAACCGGCAACCTGTTTGAGAGGGTGCTCAACAACTTTGTAAATCCGGCATACGTCAAGAAGGAGCGCAGCACCGAGATAGACGGCGAACTCAAACGGCTTTATGATCTGGGCGAAACCTCCGTATATCCCAGCCGCGCGAAAACAAACACAAAAATCAACGGCGAATATCTGACGGCTGAGGAATATGTGAAGTATGCAACAGTTAAGGGGCAAACCTCTTATGATCTGGCAACTAAGATAATAAACAGCAGTGCATATTCTCGCGCATCCGATGCTGAAAAGGCATACATGCTCAGTTATGTATATAAATACGCAGACCATATCGCTAAGTACGAAGTCAATAACGAGAGCAGCCTTGCAAAATGGGAAGCAGCGGCCTATAAGAGTTCAAACCCGGCGCAGGGGATAATCGACCATGCGCAGGAATATTATAAGCGCAAAGAGAACGACGAAAGTTAAAAAACATGCGGAGGTGGGGCTTAATAAGCCCTGCCTCCTTTTGTTATGCTGAAATCAAGAAGCAAAAAAGGAGGAAAAGCCTTTTGACAACAATCATGATCGGCAAAGCGCTGGCGACGGTGACGGAAAACGAAACCTTAACCAGCGGCATGATAAATGCAAAGATAAAATTCGAGTTTTCAGCCGATTGGCATTCGGAAATAAGCAGAACCGCGATATTCACGGCAGGCGACGTTACAAAGGTCGTGCTCGATTCGTATTGGGAAAACAACGTCTGCTCCATTCCGCAGGAATGCCTTGAGAAAAGCGACGAGATACTCATGGTCGGCGTGTACGGTGCTGACAACGCCAACACGGTCGCGATACCCACGGTGTGGGCGACGGTCGGCAAGATACGCAAGGGCTATGAGGGCTATGAGGACGTATCGACCGGCACACTGCCCATCTGGGCGCAGGTGCAGTCGGCAGCGGCACAGTCGGCACAGGCGGCAAAGGACGCGCAGACAGCGGCAGAGACCGCACAGGGCAAAGCCGAGGATGCGCAGAATGCCGCAGAGACGGCACAGGCAGCAGCCGAGACCGCACAGGGCAAAGCGGAAACCGCGCAGAGCAAGGCCGAGACTGCCCAAGGCAAAGCGGAGAGCGCACAGACCGCAGCAGAAAGCGCGGCAGCATCGGCTTCCGGCTCGGCATCAGCGGCGGCAGAGTCGGCTGCATCGGCAGCGGCCAGCGAGACTGCAAGCGCACAGAGCGTTCAGACGGCCACAGAAAAGGCCACGGCGGCTCAGACCGCGGCTCAGGCGGCACAGAGCGCAAAGGCAGCCGCAGAGAGCGCGAAAGCAGCGGCGGTCACGGCAGGGGCAAGCGCCGAGAGCGCGAATGCTTCCGCGCAGTCGGCAAAATCCGCCGCAGAGTCGGCAAAAGCAGCGGCACAGACGGCGCAGAGCAAGGCCGAGACTGCAAACACCTCGGCGCAGACCGCGAAAGCAGATGCCGAGGCCGCGAATACTTCCGCACAGAGCGCCAAGACAGACGCAGAGAGCGCCAAGAGCGCGGCGGCGGGGAGCGCACAGAGCGCCGGAGCGAGTGCACAAAGCGCACAGGCGAGCAGCAAGCTGTCCGAGAGCTGGGCAGTCGGCGGCACAGGCACGCGAACCGGCGAGGACACGAACAACGCCAAGTATTGGGCTATGGCCGCACAGGGAGTTGCCGGAGGCGGTGTTTCAAGCTTCAACGGGCGCTCGGGCGCTGTCGTACCCAAGAGCGGCGACTACACGGCGGCAATGGTCGGAGCAGACTCGCAGGGCACGGCAGAGACAAAGGCGGCCGAGGTGCAATCAAACCTCAACGCCCACGCATCGGACACGGTCAAGCATGTTACGGCCGAGGAACGAGCGGTGTGGAACGCCAAAGTGGCCAAGAGCACTAAGGTCAACACAACGCTGTATGCGTCGAGCTGGAGTACGGCGAAGAAATACACCGTCAGCAACGCGAACATTACGGCGACATCGGCGGTCGAGCTTCTGCCGCGAGAAAATAACGGCATTACGCAGGCGCAGCTGGAGGCACTGTCGGGCGCTATGATCGTCGGCGGCACACAGGCGGCAGGGAGCATCCAGCTCGTCGCGCTGGGTGATGTTCCGACTGTAGATATCCCTGTAACCATCATCATAAGGAGGGATTTGTAATGCCTCTCATCAATCACGCAGGCGGCGGAGGCGGCACTCCGCAGCTATGCTCGCAGGTTGAAAATTTCATAGCTACACCAGAGAATTTAGGCGCTACGCTTACATGGTCAGCGCCATCGGAGGACGAAGATAGCAGTTTCGTAGGTGTACGCATTGTACGCAAGGTAGGGAGTATTCCCACGAGCATAAACGACGGCGCTGTGGTGTACGAGGGCACAGCGTTTACCTACACCGACACCGGGCTAACTGCCGGAACAACTTACTACTATCGCGCTTTTGCCTATAACGCGAAAAAGAAGTATCAGACATCGCTATGTACAGCAAGTCTTACAGCAATTCCGGGTACGTACGCTTATCAATTGCCTATAGGCACTCGAATTGTTTTTCCTGTTGACGGCGTTGCAACAAACTATATTGTCGTGCACCAAGGCAAACCAGACTCGTCAGATTATGATGATACTGCCGATGGCACATGGATAATGTCGGAAAAGACATTTTACACTACAGCAAATCATAGTAACGGATTTCGGTGGAATGTAGCCTCAATGGCATATGTAGCTTATGGCACAAGTGCATTATGCGCAGAACTTGACGCTAAGCCCAGCGCTGATGGCGGCTATTCGGTCGACACAGCTAATGCTATTAAAACTTACTATCCAGAAGATGTTCTAAGTAGAATAAGGGCAGTTAATGTCCCTTACAGACCTAAGGGCGGCAATGTTGATAGCACATTAAAGGTCAGCGCTCAACTGTTCGCTCCATCACTTGCGGAGCTCGGCGTGGATTTCTCATACACAGTCGGCGCTAAATTAGACTATTTTTTATCCGGCGAGGAAGCCGAGGCATTGCAAAAGCGAGTAATGCAGCGTCAAAACTCTTCAACGGCGGTAGCCTACTGGACACGCGATCCCAGCTCGAGCTCAGCTTATGCTTCCACAGTTCTCAACAACGGCCAAGCACCTCACTCGGATGCGGTAACAGCACATCGTGATGTCCCGGTCTTTAGTGTACTATTCTCAAACACGCGTTTGAGCGCTTCACCGAATTCCTCGGGAGCTTATACGTTCATTTAAAGGGGGCGAAATACATGACCTATGCGGAAAGCTACATACAGATAAATAACACTTGGCATCTGCTTTTAACAGTAAAGACTTCCGAGCCTACAACGTTTGGCAGTTTAATCAGCTTTGAATTAGGTGATTACACCTGCATTTACAGTGTGAATACGCCAATTAGAACGTTCGTAGAAGATAATAAGTATTACTACTGGTTCTTGCCGACATCGAAAAAGATAGTCCCCATATCGGGCATAACTCCGGAGGCACTCGACGCAGCCTACAGAGAGGGGGTTAACAGCATATGACTAAGGATGAAGCAATCGAAAAAATGAAGGAAAAAGGCGCGGATGATGCGCTCAATCTGCGCGGACGCGCAAGCACGATGGATGGCACGGCGATAATCGCGGAGGAAAGCAAAGTGCCCGATTTCGACGCGACTAAGGATTACAGCGCATGCCCGGTGGGAACGCCGGTAGCCGATGAGGGTCAGGTGTGGAAGCTTATCCAGCCGTACAACGCCGCGAATTATCAGGGCAGGCCGTCAACGCTTCGCGCTCTGTGGGGGCTGTGTCACACGACCGACCCGGCCAAGGCTAAAGCATGGGTAGCCCCTCTCGGAACGAGCGGCATGTACATGACCGGCGAATGCTACAAGGACGCTTCCGGCAAGGTACACAGGTGCTTGCAGGATAATGTTGTACACGATGCGTCGGCGCTGCCGAGCGCGTGGGAGGATGCGTAGCTTGTGACCGGCATTAATGCCGTTTGCAATACTGCCCCCTGCCGTTCGGGGGCTTATAAATAGGCGGCTTGAAAAAAGAAAACTGCGGCGGCTCAGTTTAGATAGACAGCACAAGCCCCAAAAAAGAATAGCTATCCTTGAAGATTTACAACCGCCACAAATTGAAGATCATCTCGTAGGGCGCGAGATGGGTAAAATAAAAAATGCCCACCGAGATGATAAAGGACGGTGATTTTTCAACCATGAACATTACCCCGAAACAGGTGCTCACGTTAGCCGCAAAGTACATAGGCTATAAGGAAAAGGCATCGGACAAGGACTTATACAGTTTTGAGGATAATGCCGGACGAGGCAACTTCACGATGTTTCAGGCCGAGCTTGATAAGGCAAAATTCTGGAACACGCCAAAAAACGGCTATGAGTGGTGCACAAGCTTTGTGGCGTGGTGCTTCTGGCGCATTGCCGGGAGCGAGGCAAAGGATATTCTGTGCCTTACCGGGCAGTATGGCGCGAGCTGCGTCAGCTGGGCGAAGTATTACGCGGCACAGGCAAGGCTTTACACCAAGCCCGAAGTTGGCGACCAGTATTTCCAGAAAGACACGCGCGACGGCCTGCCGTGTCACACAGGCATTGTCGAAAGCGTAAACGGCAACACGTTCGTTACCATAGAGGGCAACTACGGCAACGCCGTGCAGCGCGTTACCCGGTATCTCGGCAGCACGGTCTACGGCTTTGGCAGACCGAAATATACAGCAGAAAGCGAGGATGAAGAAATGGTCAGATGGAAAACGGTCAACGACGTTCCCGAAGGGTTTTACCGCGACACAGTGAAGAAGCTTATGGCCGACGGCGTTATTCAGGGCAAGGGCGACGGCGTTATCGACCTGACGGAGGATATGCTCAGGACGATAATTTTTTGCGAGAGGATAATTAAAAAATAATGGTTGAAAGTGTAGTCGTAGCTATCATAACCGGCGTGCTGACGCTTATCGGCGTTATTATCAACAATAACAAATCGCAAGCGGTCATGGAAGAGCGCGTGGACGAGCTTACGCGCGAGGTCAGGGAACACAACAAGTTTGCAAAGCGTATGCCTGTGGTAGAGGAACAGATTAAGGTAATCAACCATCGCATAAGCGATCTTGAAGACGACATGAAAAATCATCATCATTAACAGGAGGCACATTTATGAAAATCAATTGGACTGTACGCATTAAAAACAAAACCTTTTGGCTTGCGCTAATCCCGGCGCTGCTGCTGCTTATTCAGGTGGTAGCGGCGGTGTTCGGCATCGACTTGAAGCTTGACGCGCTGGGCGACAAGCTGCTGGCCGTTGTAAACGCGCTGTTCGCGGTGCTTACCATTCTCGGCGTAGTCACAGACCCGACGACCGCCGGCGTGGGCGACAGCAAGCAGGCTATGGAGTACGATAAGCCGAAGTGTGATAAATGACACAGGCGCGATTACGGCTCAGGCCGGACATGGCAATGCTGCCGCGCGAGAAGTGGGATGAGCTTATATACAGTTCCAACCTCGGGCGCGAGGGCAGCAGGATAGCGGATTTGTATTTCATTCAGCAAATTCCGCAGATAGACATAGCAGAAGAAATAGGGCTTGACCGAAAAACCGTCGGTAAACGAATAACAACGGCGCGAACAAAGCTTGAGTATAATTACGAGCGGTTTTTCAAAAGCTGAGAGGAGGCAAGACCTCCTCTTTTTTTACGCCCATTTTCCCCATAACACGGACATTAGTTTCCCCCTTGAAAAACGAAAAAGCATTAAGCTTTAGGTACAAGGAGGCGGCGACATGTTCGTGTTTTTTAATCCTAATCCGGGTGCTAAGCGCGTCGGCGATTGCGCAGTGAGAGCAATTGCAAAAGCAATGGGAACGGACTGGGAAAAGACCTATCTCGCTTTGTGCGTTGAAGGCCTGAGAGCGCACGACATGCCCTCGGGAAACAGCGTCTGGGGAAGTTACCTCAAAGCCAACGGCTTTAGACAGCGCATACTGCCGGATGCTTGCCCGGAGTGCTACACAGTCGCCGCCTTCGCCGATGAACATCCGCACGGCGTTTATGTCCTTGCACTGTCCGGGCACGTCGTGGCCGTCGTAAACGGCGATTACTACGACACGTGGGACAGCGGCGAGGAAGTGCCGGTTTATTACTTTGAAAGAGAGGATTAATCATGGCTTACGGTTACGGCAACATGTATGGGCAATCATATTATCAGCCGCCTATGATGGACAATCTCGCGCAGATGCGAGCACAGCAGCAGCCTGCACAGCAGGGCATGATCTGGGTGCAGGGAGAGGCGGCAGGTAAAGCGTATTTAGTAGCTGCCGGAAACACTGTTCCGCTTTGGGACAGCGAACGGCAAACGATCTATCTTAAATCCGTTGACGCGGCAGGCATGCCGACTATGCGCATTCTTGACTACACGGAACGAGCGCAGAGCGCACCGGCTCAGCCGACTGCGGACTATGTGACCCGGGCGGAGTATGAGACACTTGTAAAGCAGGTCGCGGCGCTTATGCCGAAGGAGGTAAGCAATGAGTAATCCTTTGTTTGAAGCTCTCGGCGGCGGAGTTAATCCGCAGTTTCAGCAGCTCGTGCAGCGCTTTCAGCAGTTTAAAAGCACGTTTCAGGGAGACCCGCAACAGGAAGTGCAAAAAATGCTTCAAAGCGGAAAGATAACACAACAGCAGCTCAACCAGGCGCAGAGCTTTGCGCAACAGTTCCAGGCGCTTATGAAGTAGGTACATTTTATCCGGCCGGGTATTTGTAAATACATATCGAAAGGAAAACTAAACAATGGCGATTTCTTCTGATGCGCCGGTAATGACCATGCCGGTTGCACCAACCTCGGCAAACGGTGGCTTCGGCGGTTTTGGCGGTGATGGATGGTGGATAATCCTCTTTTTCATCGTGCTCTTCGGCTGGGGCGGCAACGGCTGGGGCGGTAACAATGGCGGAGTGATGGACGGATACGTTCTGACTTCCGACTTTGCAAACATCGAGCGAAAGCTTGACAACGTTAACAACGGCCTGTGTGACGGCTTCTATGCCATGAACACGGGAATGCTTAACGGCTTTGCCGGTGTCACTCAGGCGGTCACAAACGGCTTCTACGCTTCCGAGCTGTCGCGCTGCAATCAGCAGGCCGCACTTATGCAGCAGCTGAACGCAATGCAGATGCAGGCTCAGGAGTGCTGCTGCGAGAACCGCGCGGCAATTGCTCAGGTGCGTTATGATATGGCAACGCAGGCTTGCGATACTCGCAACACTGTGCAGAACGCAACACGCGACATTATCGACAACGCAAACAGCAACAGCAAGGCAATTCTCGATTTCCTCGTCAACAGCAAGATGCAGGATTTGCAGACCGAGAACCAGAATCTCAAGCTTGCGGCTTCGCAGGCTGCGCAGAACAATTACCTCGTATCTCAGCTGCGGCCTTGCCCGACTCCGGCTTACATCACATGTAACCCTTGGGCTTCGTCTGCACCCTGCGGGGCATGCGGTAGCTGCGCATAACAAATCTCATAGTTTAGCTTTTTCGTGACTTTACGAAAATGTTCGGCCTTTACCGATACTAACGATAAGCGGTGGGGCGCATAGCCTCACCGCATTTCTTATGAAAGGACTGATTATATGGCAACTTGCAAAGAACTCAAAGAAAAATTCATTGACTACCTTATAGATGTAGATCTTGACACGCTCGATGTAAGCGAACTTAACACTTTCGCGTATATCATCAAGACTGTCAACGAAACAGAAAAAGGCGATTACTTTGAAAACATGATAAAAACCATGTCGCTGTCGATGCCTTTCGGTATCGCCGGAAAGGAGAGCGAAAACGATGGCTGAATTTACGAACTCAAACATCGTGACCGTAGCAGCCGGGCAGAACGTACCTCTTACCGAGACTGCGGTAGCCGGTAATTGCAGCATAGTGCACCGCGAGGGCGCAGGCATTGTTACGCTCAGAGGTCTCACAAACCAGTGCAGAGCGCGTTATCGTGTTGCCTTTGGCGCGAATATAGCCATACCTACCGGCGGCACCGTGGAGGCGATCACGGCCGCTTTAGCGATAAACGGCGAACCGCTTACCAGTGCGACGGCAACGATAACACCGGCTGCGGTTGAGAATTATTTTAATATCTACGTTGCCGCAAATGTAAACGTACCGCGCGATTGCTGCCTCACTGTAGCAGCAGAGAACACGAGCGGTCAGGCAGTCAACTTTGCAAATGCAAATCTTATAGTTGACAGAATAGCGTGAAGGGAGCAATAACATGAGTATGAGAACACTTGAAAGACTGCGCGATATGCTTTGCGAGGAACTCGACAGCATTGCAGAACAGGGCGAATTAAACGTTGGCGCGCTTGACATTATCGACAAGCTTGTGCACAGCATCAAGAACATCGACAAGATCTGCATGAGCGACGGATACAGCCGCAGATGGGACGCTGAGGGCTTTATGCGAGGCAACAGCTACAAGCGCGACAGCATGGGGCGTTATAGCCGGGATGACGGATATAGCCGCAGAAATTACAGCCGCGCCGATGAGAGCGAGCACGCTATAGAACAGCTCGAAGAGATGCTAAAAACCGCAGGCGGCGAGAGCGAACACATGGCAATCAAGAAAGCAATAAGCATCCTCAAAAACGCATAACAAAGTTGTCGTAAATTTTGACGTAAAATTGCAAGTTAAAACGTGTATATCTACGTTAATTTTTGTATGATTACGTTAGAAAATATACGGCGCAAAAACGCCGCAAACCATTGATAAATAAAGAAAATCCCGAAGTTTCAACGACTTCGGGATTTTTTCTTTTTGGCACGCCGTAAGGGATTCGAACCCCTGACCTTCTGGTCCGTAGCCAGACGCTCTATCCAGCTGAGCTAACGGCGCTTATCGCTTAGCGCCTTAGTATATTAGCACAGCCGGAGAGGAATTGCAAGCCTTTTTTAATTATTTTCGGCCATATAAGCCAAAATAATTACAGGCCGATGGAGCTTGACACCGCGTCAACTACCTCGCCCATCGTTTTAAGCGTCTTGCCGACGATGTTTTTCGGCGGTTTCTTGGTGCCGGAAACGGTCATTCCGGCAAGCGAGCCGACTGCCACGCCTATGCCCATGCCAACGAGAAAATTTGTCTTAGTCAT